GTCCTGAACGACAACGTGGCCCTGATCATCAAGTTTGAGTTTCATGTGGTCTCCGGGCATCCGCCCATGTGAACGGCCATCCGGCCAGGTGCGACGCTATCCATCCGGAATCGCGCCCATAAAAAAGCCCCGGCGGATGCCAGGGCTGTAGGTTCATTTCTCATCAATCGTTGAGGTCGGTGGTCCCAGACTCTTTTACGTCACAATCTGTGCAAATCCAGCGGCCATCACGCTCTACAGAAGCAGGCGCACCATCTCCGTTCGCGCATGTAAGGCCGGCGTCGTCCTCGTGGCTATCATCAACTACTTCACTCATGGGTATCTCCCTGGCTGGAGATCGCAGCGTAGACCATGCCAGGGCGATCGTCCAAAGCCTATACCACTACCCGTTCGCCTCGAAGCAGGCAGCCCACACACAGCAGCAGCTTCGTGCCGCCAGTAGGCTTGCCTTCCTTCAGCAGCATGCCGGTCTTGGTCTCGATGACCTCCCGCCCGCCGCACCGGTGACACTGGATCATCGTCTCTGGCTTGGGCATGGCGCGAACGCGCTTACGCACCTGCTCGACCGGTGTTTCCGGGGCCGGGGTACCTTGGATGACGTGGAAGCGCGGCGGCTTGGTCATTTGCCTTCGAAGTCATCGATGAGCCCGCCATTCAATGAGGCGTCACCCATCTTTTTGCAGAACTCAGACCAAGCGGATCCACCGTCGAAGCGCGCGATGCCCTGGGCACGATCGGCCTCGGCTTCGCGCCGCATCTCCTCGAACAGCTCTTCGGTGCTCTTCTGCTTCGCTGTCATGATCGCTCCCTGGTGTATTTCAGACCGGCCTTGGCGCTCAGAATCGTCCAGAACTGATGCTCCGACTCAGCCTGAGCAAATTCCTGCTCGATCTCACCCCTGTTCACCATGCCGGACACCCGCTTAACGGTTTCCTTCGCGGCCTGGCTGGAAAGTGAGTCGATCATATCATCGGTTGGCCAGCCTTTGTCGGCGCTCATGGTGTAGCGAAGCGTTGGCCCGACGGCGCGCAGCTCCGCTAGCCCAATCTCCGATGCCAGGCTGACGTCCTGTCGCGAAAACGTGCTGTTGCCAGGGTGGTTATGAGTAAACGTCGCGCCCTTGAGCTTATCGAACTCGTTGACCGGGAAGCCGACGCTATCTGGCTCGCCTTGCCGCTGCAGCAGGACCGATCCGTCGCGGCCGATGAATGCACCTGTCTCCAGGTGATCCTTCCTGATCTGCTCCTCGATGCCCACCGCCGCTTTACGGGCCGGCGTGGAGATATCGGGCTTTACAGTTGGATGCGCCGCGTCATAGACCGTGAATTCACCGGTCGGCTGCTTAAACGCCCCAGCATCCAATGCCTTCAGTTGCTTGATCGTCAATGCCTCGCCAGTTGGCGAGTAGAGCTGATCGAGACCAATGCGACCCTCCTTGTACATCTGGTAGCGCTGAGGCCCGAGCACTTCTGCCTGGCGTTCCGGAGACTGCCTTGCGAGCCACTGGCTGTAGTTCATGTCCGCCGGTACCGCGCCGTCCATGCTCGCGCGCTGCTTACCCGTCATCTCGTCAATCGGGATGCCAAGTTCGCTCCATGACTTGGTGCGCGGCGACGAGGTGGAGCGGCAGTTAAAGTGCAGCCGCCCCGGGCCTTGAAGCCATGGCACCTTATGTCCAATCGGCTGATGAGTACCCACCGTATACGGGAGCTTGTCCCGAATGCGGCAAGGCTCGCTGGTCTTTGTGTCGAGTGTGCTGGTCCAGTCCTCAGCGGCGAGGATGTCCGAGTTCGCCTGGTACAGATTCTCCCGCGCGACGGATGCCGTGTGGCTCACCGCTGAGCGAATCACTGTGGCCAGGTCCTGCCGGGGCCGCTCAAGGAAGCCGTCGGCATAGCCGTTCACCTTGGTCCCGCGCACGCTGCGGATGATCTGGTCTGTCGTCTTGCCTTCCAGATAACCAGTGCTGACCGCGTTGCGGACCTTCACCATCCGGTCGGCCTCGACGGTACTTGCCCAATCCTTGAGCAGGCGTCCTTGAAATGGCCTGGCCATGGCCGCCGCGTACACCTGCTCAGCACTGATCCGGACCAGCGGAAAGCGCACCAGCACCGGTTCGGGAATCACTGTCTCCAGCAGCTTCTGCTGCCAGTTGACCTCGTAGTCGGACAGCTGGGTCAGGTCAGCCTGCAGCGCCTCAGTGACCTGCGCGTAGGCGGCAGCGTTGACTTGGCGGACCTCATCAAGCAGTGCTTCAAGCCGCTCAACCGTGAACGACTCCGGCGGCAACCGATCTAGCGCTTTCCCAAGCTCTTCCACCAGTTGGGAGTCGGATCTGTTCAGCAGCGCGATGATGCGCCTGAGCACGCCTGTTTTGTACTTATCCAGCGATATGGCATGAGCCACACTCTCGTCGGCCAGCTGTTGGTTGACGGTTGGCATCTACAGCGCTCCGAGTGCGGGCCCCTGATCTTGGATCTTCTGCTTTTCCTCTTCCCACTTGAGGTCGGTCGAGACGACGCCGCGGCGCTGGTATTCAGCGAACAGCGTCTGATCGGACAGCCGACCTTGGGCCGCCATATTGAGCAGCAGCGGTAGAGTCGTCTCAGGGGCGAAGTCGACATCGAAGTTGCCGTTGACCTGCACGTGACCGCCCTCTTCCTGCCCGGCGTATGCGGCGCAGAACTGCAGGGCCTGGTCGAGAGCGTCTTCCAACTGCTCGGCCATGGTCTGAAGCGGGCTCATCTCCTGAGCCGCCTCTTCCTCTGCCTGGGTGGCTGTCTTGGTGGCCTGCACATCCTTCTGGACGAGCTTGCCCCCGGCGATGCGCATCTGGTCTTCGAGATCAGCCAGTGACGTGCGCCCGGCCTCAATGGATTTGCCGGTGTGCTCAACCCACTTCATGTCGCCTTCGCGCGGCAGCTTGGTCGCCGATGCGGTGCCGACCTTCAGCTCCCACTCATCGTCATCGATGCCGATGATTGCCAGCATCGGCACCCGGGCGACGTGCAGGATGTTGTCCTGGTCGCTCTGCGACTGCCAGTGCTTGACGTTGAGGTGGGCCAGCTCCAGCAACGGTGGCGAGGCCGTCATGTAGCCGGTGCGGTTGGTGTAATAGGTGGTTAGCGGGATCACGGGCTGAGAGTTCGTGCCCTTGTCGTTCCGCTCCCAGCTCTCCTTATCGCCGTTCTTGGCTTTGCGGTAGGTTGCCCAGCCGCCCGGAACCAGCACACGGATCTGCTCAATCAACTTGGTCCCGAACTCGCCATCGTCCTCCTCGACCATCTCCATGTAGCGGAATTGGGTCAGCACATGCTGGCCATTTCTCGTGGTGGAGCGCCAGCCAAGCACCTGCTGGGGCCGGATCATGATCGCATAGGGCCGAACACCAGCGGCAATCTCTTGCGCCCTGGTACGCACTATTGGCGCCCCGTCCGAGCCGACCGTCTTTGGGTAGTCGATCAGCACGTGGCACAACCCGTAGGCCAGCGCGGTACTGAAGAACGTCTGTGCCCAGACCTGCAAGTTGTTGCCTTGGAGGTCGAAGTTCTCGGCGAAGGGTTTCAGCGAATCGGGTACGTCCTCGCCCAGCACGATTGGCTCGGCGAATACGCGGCCGGTGTTGTTCTTGACGGTCTCGCTGTAAGCCGGTAACAGGGTGGACTGCTTGAGGCGCACCGCATAATCGCGATCTTCCTCTTTCGGCCATTTGGGAAGCAGCTTCGCGCCCGCCCTGCGCATAGCGCTGGTGCCCTTCATCAGCGGCTCGACGATAGCCCACTCTTCGCGCATGTCTTCCACGGCTTTGAGTGTTTTGCTTGGGTCGTCGGACATAGGTCACATTCTCAGATTTTCGGTGGACGCAGTCCGCACCTTGATTGGGTAGCGCTTGGCGATGAAGTAGCCCGCGGCGTCGACCATGTGGTCATACCCACCTTTCTTGTCGGGCTCGCCCTTGTCGTTGTAGACCTGGCGCTCCAGGCACTGGGTCAGCTTCGGACACTGGTCAATGTTGACCATCAGCCGCCGCTCACCGTATGTGTTCAGGAACACCGCATTGACCGAGTTCACGCGGTCTTTGACGCTGGGGTTGGTCGAGTCCACCACCACGGTGAAGCCCGCCTTGCGCAGCATCGACAGGTCGGACTCGCTCGCATTTTTGCTGCTGGTGTTCTGGCCGCTGGCATCCGGGTAGACCGCAATGTTGTGCCGGGGGAATCGGGCCTTGATTTTCTCGATCATCTCAGGCGTGTCGCGCACTGTGTGGAACTCATCCAGGGCAAGCGGCAGGCCGTCACGGACCACGTAGACCACAGCGCTCATCTTCATGACGTTGAAGTCCATGCCGACGTGCAGCGCCTCATCAGGCTTGATGCGCTCGCTCGTGCGGCATTCGTTGCGGTTGAACGTGTAGTAAACGACGCCAGCATAGTTCTCAAAGCTGGCCTCGTACTCCTGCCGGAACGTCCGAGGGTCCATCTTGCGGCGGGCCGCTTCCAGTTCCTCGGCCGGGACGTTGCCCCCATCGAGTGAGGTGTAAAGCCAGCTCTTGTGGTCAGGCTCGTGGCCTGGCCGGCCGTCTTGGAACGTGTCGTAGCAGTGATTGAACCCCTTCGGTGTGCCGATCCGCAGCGCGTGGCCGCCCTTGCGCATGCCGACACCCGGGATCGCGTACTGGCATGTCGAGAGCATCGGGCGCAGAACTTCTTCCCATGCCTCCCAGGGACAGTCGGCCCATTCGTCTACCAGCACGAAGAACAGGCCGGAACCACGCAGGTTGTCGTAGTTGTCGAGCCCCACCACGCGCATGACGTGGCCTGACTTGAGGGTGATCGAGCATTCGGTCTCGTTCGGGCGGTGTGCGCGCCACGCCTCAGGGATCGCCTGCTTGAGGCGGCGCCAGAACACACGCTTGACCTGCTTGAACGTCGGCGCGCCGTACCAGATCTCGTCTTCGACGCTCACCCCCCACTCTGCTGCCAGGCGGGCCGCGCGGCGCATCTCTGCCTTGCCGAGGAAGGTCTTGCCGAACCGACGGCCGCAAACCGCATCACGAAACCGCGCTTCTGGCTGGAATCCCCACACGTAGATGTTCGCCTGCTTCGGCGTCAGCTTGACCGGCGCGTCATAGGTACGGGGTAGTCGGGACATTCTCGTCTGGCTCCAGCGTGTACTCCGCAACTGCATGTGGCTGGTCGGCCTGCGAGCCAAGGGGCTTTTCAGGTTCGAGGCGGCGATTCACGAATACGTCGCCGACCTCTTTGGCGGCCTGCTCCAGTAGCTGGGCAGTCAGCGCCATGTTCTTCATGTTCTCGGCACGCTCAGCCATCCGGCCAAGGGTGCGCAGCCGGAACGCCCTATTGGCGATCGGGATGTCAGCGGTCTCTTCACGGAACCGCTTGCGGGTGTCGTCGAAGAGAGTGCGCCACTTAGCGTGAAGGTTGCGGCCGACGTACTTGGTGGGGTCGTATGCCTCACATTGCTGGCGGGAGACATCAAGGCCAAATTCCGCTTTGACAGACGCTACCACTTGGGACGGCGTGTCAAAGCAAGCGAGCGCCTGTACTACAAAGGCTTTCACCTCGTCTCTGAGTGCTGCCATATGTGGACGTCCGTCAAAGTGCTGTCAAAGTCAGGCGGACTTGAGCAGACAGGTTCCGCAGGCCCTCGCAATGTTCAGTTTCCCCACCTCAGCGGGAGCGTTTGCAGCGTCGACCAGCTCTTGCACCTGGGC